TGGAGATATGAATACTGCTCTTGGAAATTGCTTGATCATGTCAGCCCTGGTATGGGCCTATTGTGATAGCAAGGGAATCAGAGCTCAGCTCGCGAACAATGGTGATGACTGCGTTGTTTTTATGGAACGTAGTTGTCTTAAATCATTTGGTAGTGGTCTAGCTGAGTGGTTTCTTGAGATGGGATACACAATGAAAGTAGAAAAGCCAGTTTTTGAGCTCCCTAAGGTCGAGTTCTGCCAAGGTCATCCAGTGTATGACGGCAAAGAATGGGTAATGGTTCGTAATTTGACTGCTTTTGTGAAGGATTCCATATCTCTTTTCCCTCTAACTACTGAAGGTGGAACCAGGAAATGGATGGATGCTGTGGGCCAAGGGGGCCTAGCTTTAACGGCCGGCATTCCAATCTGGGAAACATATTATAATTGGTTTTGTAGGAGCGCAGGTAGGATGCGTAAAGCCAAAGGGAACTTGGGACACAAGTTTGGTATTAGTGATCATGGCTCGCTGGAGACCGGTATGATGCAATTAGCGAAAGGTATGTGTAGAGAATCCGGGATAACCGATTGGGCCCGCTACTCATATTGGATAGCATTTGGTGTTCTACCTGATTACCAGGTCGCAGTTGAGCAACTGATATCGAATTTGGTTCCACTTAAGTTCAAAGTAAATCCGAGTAACGTGTTGACACCCTCGTTGTTTCGTGTGTGATGTATAATTATTCCATGGGGTCTTAGAAGTTAAAAAGCCCAAAACGGTGACACTTGTCTTAATATTTCCGTGCTAAACAAAATGCCGAGAGACTGCACGGCGCTACCTACATTGATCAGTAGGCTTCTATTATGTACAGTCCAGGTTAACAGTCCTGGATCCCATACAACTGTTTATACCACTTTTAGTGAAGAACGAAATCATTGTCAATAATAATCCTGCTATGCGCGCAAAAGTTAGTAGACGCGCTAGGGTAGAAAGAGTGAAACAATTGCCAGTACCAAGACCAAAGAAATCTAAACCGTTTTCTAAGGCCGGCGGCATCGCTGGGCGAACCGTTGGCGCATTTTTCGGCAGGCCGAATATGGGGGAGCGTATTGGTTCTTGGTTTGGGTCAGGCATTGGAGCGTTGCTTGGTTCGGGGGATTACAACGGTAATTTGTCAGGTATTAATAAGAATTCTATTGTTAATCCTACAAAAACTGATGTCCCCCAGATCAGCTCACGTGTTTTCCCTAATAAGGTCATCGGTGAAACCCGATTCCGACGACGCGAGTATTTAGGTGATTTGATATCATCTGGTACTATAGGCGCGTTTTCTCAGTTAAATTATGTTATCAACCCTGGAAATCCGTTGATGTCACCATGGCTAGCGGAAATTGCTCACAACTGGGAACAGTATCAGTTACATGGGATGATCTTTGAGTTTAAGTCCATGTCTGGCGATTTTACGGGAGCGGTTACTACGGGTACAGCTCTTGGTTCTGTCATCATGGCCACCCAGTACGATCCCTCTGACCCGATATTTACCTCTAAGTTTGCTATGGAGAATTATGAGTACGCACAAAGTTTTAAGCCAAGCGTGTCCGGTATCCATGGGTTGGAATGTTTGAAATCTGTCGACGTGTTGTCGGAATTGTTTATTGCTGATGTGGGTGGAACTATACCTGTAGGTGCTGATCAGAAGTTCTATAATTTTGGTCGGTTTACTATAGCATCTGTGGGTTGTCCCACTGCGAACACTAACCTCGGTGAGGTTTGGGTGTCTTATGATATATCTTTGTTTAAGGCTAAGTTGCCGAATTCGGTGTCCTTCCCTGGGGCTGTTACGAGCTCCAGTTTGCATATAGGGAGGGCGAACACCCAGGTTGCGATCGATTTTCTTTCGACTGCTCTGGTTACATCAGGAAACCTTAACTTTACAGTCTCCAATTCAAGTATCGTCATTACGAATGCTGTGCCTTTAGTTACTTACATGGCCACATTTAGATGGACTTTGAACGCGAACGTGGTAACGTTCCCTACAGTTACTTTTACTGGGGGAGTGTCGTTATATTCGAGTGGAGCTGGTGTTCCGGATTCGATTAATTTCGAATATGCGGGAGCCATAGGTTCAAATCCGGTGTTGCAGATAGTGTTTATTCGAAGTGATGCCAATGGTGTCATAACGTTTACGGTGTCTGGGGGGACCGCAATCAACTCGGCCAAGGTATTTGATTTTGTCATAACTGCACTAGACGGTAGTCTACTCACCTAAATGAAACTTTTAAACCGCACAAGGAGGGGCGGTATATAAATAGTCGTGAAGACCACGTTAGTGCCCTGAAAAGATTTTTGTTAATACCGCACAAGGAGGGGCGGGATATAAATAGTCGCGAAGACCACATTTGTGCCCTGAAAATATTTGTACGTTACAGTTCGCTGAGTTTTCGGATAAAACTATTCTTGTATATATGAGCGCATCTCATTAAGGCACACTCTCCTGAGTAAACAGTAAATCATTGCATATAGTATGTTTATAAGTGGTTTATACCCCTGGTGCAACTGGTTATTCAGCCAAATGTTGTACTGTCCTTTATGTCACTAGGTATACCTGGTGGGGCACATGTGG